AGCCATGTGATGCGCGTTTACATATGCACCATCAAATTCTAGAACTTCTGCCAATTCATTGTAAATTGCCGATCTGGCTGCCTCCATTCCTAGCACATTAAAGATCTCAATTATGTCATTACTATATGTTCTATTTGGATCTATGTAGTCCAACCCTAAAACATCCAACATATTTGTTCCAATTGTATCCAAAACCCAAATATCTTTCTTAATGTATGCGCCCGACTTTTCTACCAAATTGTCTTTAATCTTTCGCAAAATGACCTTGTTAATATTTTTTACACCACGAAGAACTATATTATTCAACAGCGTGTCTTGGAAATTCTTCAAGATATAAATCTGGTCTGATTGATCCAATGGATTGAGCTTAGCCTTCTTCTGACTTCTACTCTTTGCATTATCAATTATGTTTTTCATCCGAATTCGAAACACTAATTTGTCCGCATTGTAGTCCGAGTAGACACATGAAATTTCTTCCTTGTAAACATTGTTCAGAGTAAAGTTCACATCGTCCATTGTTATGTTTTTCTCCAACATAACCTCTGGATCCATTATGATGCGAATGATCCATTTAGATTTATCTGCTTGATCATCTTCTACTGCCGTATTTAAACATTCTGCAATCATCGTCTCAAATTCTCTGTATTGTGACATTGTATTCTTATCTTCGTCAATCAGCGTATTCAAATCATCCGGATCAAAACATATCTCAATGGACTTCACGATTTCTTCTAATCTTGTATGCTCTAACATGTATTGAATTGTGCTCGCTTTTTCTCTGTCAGTCTCGTCCTCCGGCTTCAAGAATACAGTTAACGATGGATTTTTAAGAGATGCAGATAGCGACAATATTTCTTCAATTCGCGGCACACCACGCGTCACATTGGACTTGGAAGCCACACCTGCAAAATGAAATGTGTTCAGCGTCATCTGAGTCGTCGGCTCGCCAATGCTCTGCGCCGCAATCATTCCAACCATCTCACCAGGCGCCACAATTGCGCGCTTATAATCCAACACAATTGTCTGCAATAATATCTCAAGTGCCTTCTTGTTGAAACGCTTATTGATCAGCAAATCTTTAGGCGACAAATAGTAGAAATACATGACCTTAAATAATTCAGTCGGCTTGGCGTAATTGCTTTTTAAAAGATTGTTGTAAGTGTCTTCTATTAGCTCAAACGCCTCAAACATTGTTATATCAACCAGTGAATTAGGATTGATATTTTGTTGACCCATTACATTTTGAATGATGTGCATGAATGCAACCGGAAGATGGACAATCTTGTCTGATTTGAAATTAAATATATTTTTAATTATCTTGGCTCTATTTTCTATCATGTATTGCGTATATTGTTGACATTTTTCATTGATTTGCGGTTCTTGTTTCTTCTGTCTTGTTAGCGCACTCTTTACAAACATTCCCGATAATGCTTTAGACTTGCCTTTGGTGTCTTCGGGAATATTGAAATGCGCATAAATATCCTGAACTGTCATATCGACAATTGGAATTTCCTGATTTTCTACTTTGATCGTATCAATGCCATCATCTCCATAAGAGAACTGCACTATCTTTCCTTTGCTGCTTCGCACTGTCATATCGTAATTAACCATCAAATCTTCCATACCTTTAATCAATCTGCGCTGAATATATCCAGTGGTAGAAGTTTTAACCGCGGTATCAATAAGACCAATACGACCACCCATTGCATGAAAGAACACTTCTTGTGGCGACAATCCATTAATGTATGAGCTCTCCACAAATCCACGAGCAACCGGACTATCATCATACTTGGTGTAATGTGGCAGTGTTCTGTGTTCAAAACCATAAGGAATTCGCTTTCCATCTACGTTTTGTTGTCCCAAACACGCTGTCATCTGCTGAATATTAATTTCTGTGCCCTTTGATCCAGCATTAAACATGATGACAAATCGATTGTCCTTGCTAAGATTTTTAAGCGCTTCTCTGCCTGCTTCTGACTGCGCCTTTCCAAGAATATTGTTGATTTTTGTCTCGAATTCTTCTTCATTTGTTTTTCCGGAATTATTCTCAAATACGCCTACTTGCACTTGATCAATCAAATTCTTCACGTCTGTCTTTTTATCCGTAATAATATTGATAATTTTGGCATTAGTTGTTGCATTTGTAATCAAATCACTGATGCCTACACTGAATGCACTCTGTTTCATGTATTCGGTAACAATGTTTTGCAGATCATCGATAAATTTAGCTGATGCCATGTTGCCAAATGAATTGCATACACGATGAATTAGACCTTTAGTGCCTGAACCTAAAATACCCTTGTCCATCTGGCCTCTCAAATAGTGTCCGTCTTTGATCTCTACGACATTGTTCGACTCCGCAATGTTCTCCTTTTCTCCGTCAAATTGTTTGTTCTTCACTTTGATTGATAATGGTGGCAAAATCTGTGACAGCACCTCAAAATTACTGATTTTGTCATTTGCCGATTTCCCTCCTGTTAGTGCTGCAGGATTTACTCTGTCAAACATCATCAACAAATTCATTGCTTCCTTGTGTGTAAAATTTATGTTCTCTCTTGTAAATCTATATGATCCCAACATGGAATCCTGATAGATGCCGATAATCGGCGCATTGTTTCCTGGACTGATTATCTGGTATGGCACTGCGGCCAAATTTCTTAACTCTGACTCGGCTTCTGGATCTTGAGCCATATGTAAATTCATTTCCATGAATATCCTAACCATTTCTGGTAAGGCCGGAATACACCTTGAGCTTCATCTGGATGGTTAATCCGTCATTTGAAACCCGTCGTCATCTACTCTCTGAACCTTCCCCATACTCTTACCATAGCGAGGTTAGGGGCTTGGCTGCTGATTATCCAATCCTTCACATTTTTACCATCGGGTTCGGCTATTAACCGAGATCCTCACACACTTTTCAGCATGCGAGTGGTAGTGAAGGCTCTAAGGAACTTCCAGTCAATTTGGCGACGTTGCTAAATGTTTCTTTAAATTATTAATAAATTCCTTTGCATTTTGTTTGCTTTGTTCTAAGGAAATATGAACTCCTCCAAAATCTGCCTTAATTCGATTAATATAAACATACCAACCATATTGCTCATTATTTTTATTTAAAGGTTTAATGTATTTTTCTATATCGTCGTCTATAATTTTTATATCTTTAAACCTTTCATATTTTTTATCTTTAAAATAACTAATCACACCATTTGATACACGTTTTTTGCTTTCATCACTATGAGTAAATACATTTCCTCCGTTTTTCAAGTTATATCCATTAGGAAATAAGCTGTTGAACTCTTTGACATAATGTATTTCTCTTGCATCAGCATTTGCAACTTCACAACATTCGATTAATTCAACCACAAAATCACTTACGCCATATTTTCTTATAGCATTATTTAAGTAATGTGATTGATTTTTTTTTGTTGAGAAAGCTTCTGATATGTGACATCTAAAACGCCCTTCATGTCCATAAGGTCTGTATCTTTTGTGGTTTAATATGTGTGAAACTGCTTGACCTATGTATGTCTTTGCAGTGGTTAGATTTGTTATTTTATATATTTCGCAATATCTTTGTGTTGGGTTGTCTAATATTTGGTTTGATAGTTTAAGGCAGTTTGATGGTTCCATAATTTATTAATATAATTTTCTTTAAGTAGTTTTATAATAGAAACATTTAACTAGGGAGTTGCACGCTTTTAACGCTCCCTGTTGGGGACAAAATGTTATTTACATATGTCTATCCCCATCGAAGTCAGCATTGTATGGTTTTGTCTGCCATAATCCTTACCATTTCTGGTAAGGCCGGAATACACCTTAAGCATTATCAGGTTGATTAGACCATCATTTAATACCCATAACCGTCTACTCTCTGAACCTTCCCCATGCTCTATCATAGCGAGTTTAGGGGCTTGGCTGCTGATTATCCAATCCTTCACATTTTTACCATCGGGTTCGTCAATTAAACGAGATCCTCTTTGCACTTTTCAGCGCTAGAGTGGTAGTGAAAGGCTCTAAGGAACTTCCAGCAATTTGGTCATGTTGCCATTCCATCTTTTTCTGTTTAGTTAGGAAAGATGGAAGACTAGGAGGTTGCACGCTTTTAACGCCTCCTGTTGCCGACACAAAATCTATCGGCCACGTTCATTCTAAAAGTGTCGCCTTTTTTCATAATTCTGGCGATGTGACACATCATCGACATTCTGTGTAAAGTAGGTTGCCGATTGAATAAGATTGCATCACCATCCATCATGTGACGATGGACAATGTAGCCGTCTTCCAAGACAATTGAGTTTCTATCTTTGTATCGCAAAGTGATTGATTTGACGCCAGGAATTTCCAATATTTTTGCACCCGGCCAAACATCAGGTCCATTTTGCACCAACTTTGTTAAGAAAGCTTTGTTCACTCGGTTCACTACTACTGGCTTGGTAATGTTTTTCGCGATCTTCATAGGAATACCGAGTTCTCTAATGGAAATGTTTGGATCGGCGGTAATAACGGAACGAGCACTAAAGTCAACACGTTTGGCCATCAAGTTGCCTCTCATACGACCGCCTTTTCCATTCAATCTGTCTTTGATCGACTTCAATGGTCTACCAGATCGTTGTGCCACAGGATTTGCGCCGGGCAACTTATTATCGATCTGACTTGCAACATGATACTGAAGCACTGTTGCCCAATCATTGATCACCGACTCGGGAGCATTGTTTTGAATTTTCTCTTGAAGTGTCTTGTTGGTCTTGATAATATTTACCAGAATGTGACTTAGATCGTCTTCTGAAC